TCAGATGTCCTGCGACTGGAGATGGCGCTTGGCGGCGGCGAATTTGGACCAGAGCGTGCGTTCGCTGATGCCCGATCGGTCGCCGTAGTGGGCCACCAGTGCGTTGATGACCGACTCCAGGGTCTCGAATGACGAGTACGGCACGCCGCCCGGCGACTTGCCGAGCAGCAGCGTCAGCAGACCACCGACAATGTTCAGGTAGGTCGATTCGCTGCGTGCACCCAGCGTGCTCCCCTGCTTCTCGGCGGTCGCATGCGCAGCACTCAAAGCCTGGTACTCCTCCTGCAGCGCGTCCCACGCCTTGAGGCGATCGGCGAGCTGAACCCGCAGCGCCTCGCGATCCATGAGCAGCGCCTGGACCGCCTCCACGCTGATGGCCGGATGCAGGTGGCGCTCGAAGGCATCGAAGAGAAAGGATGGTCGCTGGTCGGGATAGCAGCGGATCATCCATACCTTCAGATCGACGTGGCGAACGGTGAGATCCGGCGAGTCCAGCAGGGACGGGTCATCGCAGGTGATGCCGTTTTTGCCATAAGGGAGATCGCCGTTGACCAGAGCATCGTGCAACCGTTCGAGGTTCAGGCGAAGCTGTGGCCATCGCGGTAGATCGGTGTTGTCCGGCAGTGCGTCGTGCTCGTGAAGCATGCGCAGAATGCGCGCTTCATACCGCAGCAACCCCGTCCACCGGATCGCCGCCTCAAGGGGGCGATAGAACACCTTGGTATGCGTGTTGGCTGGGAGTACCTTATCCATGTTGTTGCCTCCACCCGGTCGAACCCGACGTGCGGCTGGCAACAGGGAGATGGCGATCCGCGGGGGGCGCCGTCGGGCCATCGTGGGTGCGGCCTCGTCGTCGCCCGCAGTGGCCATCGCAAGCGTGCGGTCCGGCACGGCCCGCCTGATCGGTGCCAGAGGGTTCGTGGGAGGCAGTGTTCCGGCTGCGACAAGTGCCGGGAAAGACTTTTTGCGTCAGAGCGCTTGACCACATAGCGGCACAGGTCACGTGAGACCGGCCGGGTCATCCTTGAACCTGCCGCATCCCAGGCGTGGTGCATCGGGGATGACGCACCGAAGCCATGAATCCAGACCTGGGAGGTCATCCCTCAGACGAAATCCGTCTTTGCGCAATGGATGACGGGGCAAGGATCGGGCGGCGGCGTCCTCGTGAAAATCGGTGTTCCGGGCCAAGACAAGGTAGGATGCGAAGGTGCCGTGAAAGCATGACGGGGCGGCCATCGCACAGGTCCCTTCCCTGGATGTGGATGGCGCGCAGTGGATCAGTATGGACGGACGCTAGCGGGCGGTGCGCCCATGTGAGAAAATTGAGTCCAGAATCGAGTCCAGATAGTTGGACCGATCATGTGAATCGCCTTTTAACTCAATGAGTTATGACTTGGGGCCGATTCGCTTCACCCGCTCCAGATTCCATAGCTAAACCCCTGAAAACATTGCGTTTTCGGGGGTTTTGCCTTTTAGGGGTCGGAAACGTGTCGAAAAACTGTCGATAATGCATCCGTAGCCATCGCGGAAAGGAATCCCCACATGCATTATCTTTGCGGCAAACAGATAAAGATCGGCGATGCAGTCTTAATTGAATCCGGCCAAACAACTGGAACCGTTGAGGCAATAATCGTCACAGCCGAAGACATGAACCAATGGCAAGTCAACGAGCCAGGAATTCTCGTTAAAACAGACCCGTTTGGCCTTGTATTCTGGCCGCAGAGCGATCCCGATCCTGTCCTATTGCAACCTACCCAGCACGGATAACGTTAAGCGGATTCAATTTCACAGCTTCGGATAGATGCTCTTCCGATAGATGCGCATAGCGCATCGTCATCGATAACGAGGCGTGCCCCAGGATGTGCTGTAGGGTCACGATGTGCCCACCGTTCATGATGAAGTGACTGGCGAACGTATGGCGCAGTACGTGGCTGGCCTGCCCCTTCGGCAGCTTGATCGAGGTCGACAGCAGCACTAGGCGGAACACGCCAAGGCAGTTCGTGAAGGGCCCGTGGGTCTGCCAATGCCGGCGAATGTCGGCGGCCAATTGTTCCGAGATCGGCACCGAGCGCACACGCTTGGACTTGGTGTTGGCGAAGATCACCGTATTACCTTTCAGACGTTCCGGCGTCAGCGCCTGAGCCTCACCCCATCGTGCCCCTGTCGCGAGGCAGATACGAGCGACCATCTTCGGATGTGGCGACGTGGTGCGCGCATCCAGGGCCGTAAGCAGTTCGGACACCTGTTGCTTGGTCAGGTACGACAGCGGTCTTTCCTGAAGCTTGAGCGGCCGCATGCGCCCCACAGGATTCTCATAGTCAATGACGCCGAGTTGGCGCAATTCGTTGTACATGGACTTGAGGTAGCCAAGACGGTTATTCGCGGTCTTGCCCGACATGCCATTGGCTATCTGTCGGCTACGCAACCGAGCCACTTTCGCAGGCTCCAGGGAGACAGCGACCGGGTCGCCCAGGTCCTTTGCCACCAACCTCAGAATCGCCACGCAACGATGCCCGTTGCTCAGGGTCTGGCCGTGCAGTTCATACCAGAGTTCGACCAACTCGGAGAGACGCCGACGGTCCTTCGGCTTGAGCGTCCAGCTGGGGTTCTCCGCACACTTCTGACGCGCAGTGGCCTCGAATTGCTGCGCCTCCATCTTGGTCTTGAACCGCTTGCGAAAGCGCTTGCCCTTGATCGGTTCTACATCGACGAACCAACGGCCATCGGGGAGCTTGGTGATCGACATTAGACGGCATACCCCCGCCGCAGATACCGATCACACATCAGCTTGTGTATATGCCTTTCCAGATCGCGACGAGTCCAACCCTTGGCGAGATAGTGGTCTTCGATAACGTGCCAGAACTCCAATTTGCGGGCGGACTCAATAGCCTTTTTTGCCGGGACACGCTCCCGCGCGATCAGGCTCACGAACTGGCCAAGGAACATCTCGCAGTTACGCCCGCTGAAGCCCTTGGCGGTCTTGTAGTAGCGCCGATACTCGGTGCGCTCGATCAGCGGATCGCACTCGACCTGGACGCGGGCGTCCTGGCTGATCAGGCTCCAGAAAGGATCGTAGACCGCCGTCCGGCTCAGCAGCTTGAAGCTTTCGCAGGCATAGTTCCACAGCCCTTGCAGGTGCGGGCAGAGGCCCTCATAGGTGCGGCAGCCGATGACCTCCCCCGAAGCCATGCGCGAGCCTTCGGAGAACTGCTGGACGATGGAGTGATGGAAGCGGAATTCGAGCCGCCAGACCGTTTCCAGGGGGTTATAGGCCGGGTCGCCATCGCCGAACGGATCCCCGTTCAGGGTCGCCCACACGCTTTCCCAATAGTCGAGCTTATCGGTGGCCCGAGCCTGGAGGGTCTTGTTATAGATCGACAGTTGCAGGCCGTTGGCCGAGCCGAACATGTACGTCTCGCCACGCCCGTAGACCGAGGCGTTACCGTCAAACTCGATCCGCTCGATCCCGCTGATCTGGCGTACCCGACGCGAGCGGCAATGCATGCGATCCACCAGATCGCGAGGCGGTTTCCAGCCCTGTACGTCCAGGGCGATATGCACAGCGGCTTGGTTGGTTTCGCAGTGACTCAGCACGGCAGCGGCCAAATCATCCAGCACGCCCTGGAGGATGCGCGGATCGGCGCCATCGAGGGCGTGAGGCGATACCTCGATCTTGAGGTGCGAGCCGAGGGTATCGACCTTGATGTTGTGGTTCTTGATCAGCAGGATCAGGCCCATTTCAGCGTTCTGCAGGCGGTACTGATAGCCGGAGTCGCGACCGATGCGGCCCTTGGACCATTCGTAGCCGGCGAACTCGACCACATCCACCGAGAGGTCAAACAGCGCCATCACTTCCGGGCGCAACTTGCCGTTGTACAACTGCCGCACCGTATCCACGCCGCACCGCAGAATGCGCACGCCTGACAGGTCGGTGAATTGAGCCGTGGTGTCGTCGAAGAACAACCGCCCTTTCGGGCTTTCCAAGACCTGACCGTCCGACTCGATACTGACGCGAATTTGATGGCTGATTTTCTTCATCTTTAACGATCCAAATTGGTACGAATTGAAACCGCAATAGGTGGCTTATCTGACGTGTTACAGGGGCGTCGGCCGCGCCTTCGGCCTATCGCTCATGCCTTGCGCTCCCGGCCGGCGGCGCGGCCCGCCCCTCATGGCGGCACCCCTACCGCCGCTAGCGCCGTCATCACCGTCCACCAGTGATGCAGCGCCCAGCCCATCGCCACCGGGACGAGGAATTCCCAATCGATCATTTGTGCCTCCAGGGCCGCGAGGCATATTCGGAATCGGGGACGATGGTCAGCGGCGACTGGCCCCTGGCCGGTGCGTCTGCGGAGGCGGCAACAGGCGCTGCCGGAGCGATGCTGGCCACCGCGCCGGCCTGCCTCCCGGCACAGGTGACGGTCTGTTTCCAGTCCTCATAGCGAAGCTCTACGACGCACTCGCCCTTGGGCGTCACCCGGTAGCCGGAGCCGATCAGTTGCCAGCTGGTGAGTTCCAGGTGCCGGCCCGTGGGATCCTCCAGGGCGAACAGGTAGATATCGCCCCGCGACTTGCGGTAGGCGTGGGCAAGGATGGAGATCCGCCGATCGGCGAAGGGATGGGCGTTCAGATCAACAGGCGCAGCAGCAGGCCCATCAGGTACAAGCCCAGGAGGAAGAAAGCTATTCGCAGCAGGACGCGCTGGAGCAGCCACAGCAGCGGGCGCAGCAGGGGCTTGAGCAGGGTTGCCAGGAGCGTCGGCAGGTGTCGCAGCAGCCGGACCGCCAATCGTGCGCAGAGGCCCCATATACCAGACAAAGCCAATAGTGCCGGCCAGCAATGCCAGTAGAAGAACCAGCTTAGGCGACCGGAAGAGGCTCTTGCCCGCCTTGGTGTCCTGGGTCTTGCCGGTGGCCGTGGACTGGTAGAGGGCGAAGGTCTGCTTTCGGATCCGCTTGTACTCGATGATGGTGCCATCGGCGGGCGGACGGTTGAGTTGGGCGTCATGCTGGGCCTCCTTGTAGCGGCCAGGGATGCCGATCACCGCGAGGTTGGAATGCTTGTAGGCCATCTCGCAGGTCATGCGGATGTCGTCGCGGATGTAGGAGATGTTCGGCGTGGTGAGGACAATGTCCCAGTTGAAATGCCGATGCCGGGTCCAGGCGTCGAGCCAGCCCATGGGGCGGTCGGCCGCGTGGGCCGCTTCCGGTCCACCGGGATAGTCGAAGCGCTCGAGGTCTTTTTCCCGCCAGGACTTGGGAAACAGCAGTTGGGTTTCGTCGAAGATCAGGAAGGCCCCGCGGGGCGCCCACTGAAACCACGTGCGCATCTTTTCGAGGTCTTCCAGCGACTCCAGATCGAGGTTGATGATTTCCGCCGTGTTGGGCAGGTCCGGGAAGACCTGATAGGCCCGCTCCAGGGTGAAGCCGCGCACGTTGGTGATGATCACCCGCCCGTCTTTCAGCGCGGGCACGGCGTCATCCTGGATCGCGCCGGAGGTCTTGTAGGAGCCATTGGGGCCGTGATGGATCTTGATCGACACGGATCACCTCCCAATGAACGGCACGAAGCGCATGCAGAAGCGCGTCGCCGCCGCGACCATGATGATGTTCAGCGCCTGCGGCACGCCGAAGAAGGCCAGACCCGCCGCAATCGGCCCCGGTAGCGCGGCGTACATGCTGCGGATCATCTGCGGCACGCCGAGGCTGTCGATCAGTTCGCGGGCGGCGGTGTAGCTGACATCGATCAGCAGGATCAGGGTCTGGAGCGCGGCGTACATCGACGCCTTGGTGGCGACCACCAGGCCGTCGCGCACGAAGTCATAGATGCCTTGGGCGAAGAAATCCCAGATCCACTGGAAGAAGGCGATGATCTGATCGAGAAAACCGGAGAGCCATTCCATAGGGTCAGTCCTTCAGCAGAATGAGGGCGGCGATCAGCGCGGCCATCAGCAGCAGCGCCACGCGCAGGCTGGAGAGTTGGCCGGCGTAGTCGGAGATACAGAGGGAGTAGGACTTGCCCCAAATGGTCATGGACTCGCAGGGCAGTTGCCCGCCGCCTTCCGCCAGGTTGAGGTCGAAGGCGCCCTTCATCTGGTCGACGTTGGCCTTCACCTTGGTCTTGAGTTCTTTCTTGGCTTCCTCAACCTTCTTTTCCCAGGTGGCGATGGCGTCATCCCAGGTGCCGGGCGTGGGCTCCTTGAGTTCGCCGCCGGGGCCTTCGGGGCCGGTGGAGCAGTTCTCTTTCGCCGGGTCGCAGGTGCCGTTGCCATCGCCGCCCGTGCCGCTGCCGTCACCGTCGCCGCTACCATCGCCCCCGCCGTTGCCGTCCCCTCCCCCGCTGCCGTCGCCGCCATTGCCAGTGCCGCCGTCGTTGCCGCCGCCGTTGTTGTCTCCACCGCCATTGCCATCGCCGCCGCCGTCGCCATCACCGCCCGGCGTGGTCGGGTCGGTTGGATCCGTGGGATCGGTCGGGGTCTTGACGCAGGTAGTCCCCGACCACGACCAGCCGGGCGGACAGCCGGGGTCGTTCGGGTCGGAAGGATCGGTGTTCGGGGTGTCGGGTGGGTTCAGCGAATCGCCGGTCTGGGCAAAGGTGTAGGAATCGGCACCGCAATTCTGTCCGGTGCCCTTGAGGATGTAATTGCAGAAGCCGGTCGTGGTGGAGCCTTTGACCAGATAGCAACTGGCCGGGCTGGGGTTGCCGCCGTACTCGCAGCTCTGATAACAGGCGCTCGGTGCGCCGCCGTCGCCCACATAGTTCCGCCCGCCCGAGGTGACAACAGGCGAGTCCGGGCCCTTGGCCGGAAACAGTTCGCCTTCCTTGCACTCTTCGGGCGGCGGCTTGCAGGCACCGTCGGCCGGATCGAGTTCTTGTTCCGGAGGGCAGCTATCGCCAGTCAAGATGGCAGTCTTCGTCTGCCAGGTGATTCCTCCAGTACCCGAAACATTGCACTGAACTTCCTTGTAGCTCAGTTTGTTGATTTCCTTTAGCCAGTTGGCCGACGTGTTATCGAAGTAGTACTGGCACGCCGCCGTATAGGATGGAAAGAAGGCCGTGGGCTCTCCGGGGATGGAAATCTGCCATTGGTAGAAGTCCGCGCTCGCCAAGGAATGCCACAGCAACGAGACCAGCAGGCCCAGTAGCGGAAGAAGTCGGCCAAAGCCGGAACGTGCGTTGTTACTCATCCAGTCACCCATGAAAAAGCCCCCTGCCGGAAACTCCGGAGGGGGCTTCCGCCTCGGTCTGTTCGGTTAGAAGAATTCGCCGGTCCGGTACCCGGTGATGAAGGCGCCGGCGAAGAACGCCCCCAACCACACCGACCAGAGCACCCGTTACGCCTTGCGCAACATGCTGTAGATCAGGCCGGCGACGGCCAGGATCACCAGGGCGCCGACGATGTAGCCGCCAATGGCCTTCATATCGCCCTGGCCATCGGTGATCGCCGATTCCACCGCGCTGGTGTCGATCACCCCGGCGAAGGCCGGCAGCGAGGTCGCGGCAGTGACGGAACCGGCAATGCACAGGTTGCGGAACGAGGCGACCGGGCTGAACTTGGCGATGCGTTGCTTCATTGCTTTCATGGTGTTTCCTCTCTACTTGGCTTTACGAAGAAGTGACGCGACCCAGCCAATCAAAAGCCCCGTCACGAACGATCCCAGGACGCCAGCGGCACCGATGCCGAAGGCTTCCGGGGAGAAACCACCGTTGACCAGGATGTCCACGTATCCAGCGGCCTCGGGCGGAATCAGGTAGGCCTGTTGCCATGCGAGTTCGCGACACGCCATGAAGCCCTCGGGGGTCGAGGTCCACGCGGTACACACCTGCACAGCGACAACGCCTGACATAGCGATCAGTCCTCAAACAGCCAGGGAGGCCGCTAGGCCGTCGATCCAGCCCCAGGCGTAGCCGGTGGCCAGACCTACCGCGAACAGCGAGAGATAGCGGAGCATCGCGGCCTCCTACGGCTTACGCCTTGGCGTCCGGGGACTTGTCTTGTTTGTCCTGGCCCTGCGGCTGCTGGGTCGGGCGCGGGGCTTGGGCCTGCGCTTGCGGGCGGGCCGGGGCTTGGGCGGTCGGCGTCATCGGCTTGCCGCCCACAGCCAGCAGATCCACGAGGACCTGGGTATTGGTGATCCGACCGAAACGGTCTTGGGTCGGGCGGACCACGCTGGCGAACTTGCAGAGCACCGGCTGGCCTTCGAAGACGATGGCGTCCAGCAGGGTCGGCTCGATGTTGTATTCGCTGATCTCGAAGCCCTTGGCGTTGCCACGGGCACCTTCCGGGATCGGGGCGATGGATTGGACCGAGGCGTAGATTTCCCCGGTCTTGGTCGAGGTATAGGTGTCGGTCTTGGTGACCCACAGTTCGACGACGCCACCTTGGGTTGCAAACATGTTCATCGGTGTTTCTCCTTCAATTCGCCTTTTTCGGCGTGAGTTGTCCCGCTGCTGCAAATTCGGCTGTTTCGCCTTCATTCAGCGGTGTTGGGTGAAAGTGATGTGTTGGGCGATCCCTTCGGGCCGGGCTCTATTCGCTAGCGAACCAAGCCAACCACGGGTGTTCGTCTCGGCCCATTCGGGTAACGATCCCTATCGCAACGTCGTCTCCGACGGCCAAGGGGAACCCTTCCCCTTAGAACCCGCAGAGCAACACCAAGGGCTCTGCCCTTGTCATCCCGCTCTTGCCGCCGAGGGCTCGGGAGCGCGGGGCGGAGAAACTGCCCCACACTCCCCAGCGGAGGCTGTTTCAGGGGGGAGGCGTTCAAGGGTGCGCTGCGCCCGTGCTTCCGTTCGCCGGAACGGTGAAGCTGTTCCGACGAGCCGGGAGCGCGGCCCTTGACCGGATCGGCCACGGTGCGGGCGGCTTGGATCAGGCAGAGCAGGAGGAGCGCTTTCAGGATGTCAGCGAGCATGGGTCAGCCCTCCAGTTGGAATGCTTCGCGCACGGGCACGAAGGGCGTGGGTTTCCCGCTGTCGTACACAACGTGCCAGTACTTCGGCGGACGCCGGGACGGGTCGTGTTTCGCGCAGAAGGAACGGGGACGGCAGAGCCAGCGGCCATCTTCCAGATAGGGCAGCCCAGGGGGCCGGCAGTCCGGACACGGCGACGGGCTGTGCAATGGGATGGCCTGCCTTGCGGACCAGCACACAGAGCAGGCGCAGTCCGGGGCGTGAGTTTGGCGTAGGTAGTTGCACTGATGCATCAGTAGCTCCCTCCCCTTCGAAGCTCTGCTGAATACGGAGAACCAGTTCAGCGTTCAGGGAGCGCAACGAGGCTTTCGCAGCCTGTTCAACCCGAGCGCGAAGGGCTAGAGGCATACGGAGCTTGAATTGCGGATCGGTGCGGCTCATGCCGTCCACTCCTGTTCCAACAGCCAGTTGCGAAGCAGCGCGCTATTCACCATGCGCAGCTTTCCAAGCTTCACGGACGGCAGCACACCCCGGTAAACCCAGGCGCGGGCAGTGCCGTAGCTAATGCCGTTACGCTCCGCCCACCGCTCGATGGACTCCACATCCTGTTGCGGCCCTATCAGGGCGCTGGGGTTAAGCTCTTCCAGTTCCATGCTCATTCCGTCACTATTCGTCGCTATGCGTGCCAGTATGCATTTATGCATCCGCACTGACGAAATATTCGTCATCAACAGCAATATTAATGACGAATATTTCGTCTGACAAATATTTCGTCAGATATTTATAGAGCTTTTTGGAATGATCGAAGAGCGACTTAGAACTCTTGTGCGCTATCTTGGCGCCGCAAGGCTTGCAGAAGCGTCCGCGATAAAGAATCGCCGCCGCTGGCAAACAGTTGCGACCGATCTAAAGGTGAAGACCAGAATTGAGGACTTGGAGGAGTTGCTAAAAGCGTTCCCTCAATACGAACTCTGGTTGTGGAAGGGCGAGGTGGACCCTGCACGTGGACAGGTAGCACCAGGCTATGAGGAGGCAGATGCCAAATTAGGCAAACCCAGCGCGGGATAGAGCTAACCAGGAAGGTAGCACTGCGCTGGTTCAGCAAAGGACGTGGCTAGTATGGCAATCCGACCAATGACGATTGCCACCGCGCCAAGCGACAGCAAAAACACTGTTTATTTAAACAGTTCTACGCCATGCATTTTGATATTCGCCGTATGCGCCGCTATGGCAAATCCCCTTGGACGTGCGAGCTTCGACAAAGCTTCTGCACTCCGAGGAGACGTGTGGGTCAGGATGGCCTCACTTCACCACTCAACCGCCCTACCCGCATCGCCGAAATCCTCAAAACCAGCCCCGGCGAATCGATACTGCCAACGCTCCACGACGTGCAGATTCACGGCATGGCAACCAATGCACTGGTGATCACCGGTATCGAGTTCATCGACGGCGTGGCCTCCTCACAACCCTGGCATTGCCGGGTGACGTAAACCCCTTCCCTGCCCCTTCAGAAAGTAGGACTATCTACTAGCACAATGACATAACAGTACTACTCAAAGGACTGAGTGCAGATGAAAGCAGACTGGGACGACGCACCGCAGCACCTCAAGCGCAAACGCCAAAGCGCTGGAAAGTGGGTGGCTGCCGTTACCGCCGGAGTCGCCTTCACCGCCCTGGCCGTCTACGTGACAGATCAAAAGCTCACGTTTCCTCCTGAGCCGCCAATTGCTCAAGCGCCCCCGGCAGAAAGCTACACGCCGAAATACGCATTCAACGAGCCCGCCGGCCAGCCCGCCACGTCAACAGAGCAACTGTTCTGGGACGATGTGAACGAGCGCAACCGCCAACAGGCCCAACCAAAGCAAACTGTTTATAACGACACCAACTACGTCCCCAAGGGCGCCACAAACATCGTAGACATGGAGGCCGTACGCCAATCAGAGGCGTACCGGAATTCCACTGCGGCTTCGGGCATATCTTCCCGCAATAGCATCGAGCAATCCGGCGCATGGGTAGATAAATGGAGCGGCGGCGCTCGTTACTACGCAGAGTGGACGGTGTTCAACAATTACATCGACGATACTTCGGTATGTGCTAATCACAATCGTGGATCAATAAGCTATCGTGAATGTAGAAAAGGAGCGAAGCAGTTCTTCAAAGAGGAATGCCGTTCTTGGAAAGAAAAATTACAAGATGACCGGAAATCCTTCAGTTATTTAATTAGACAGCGATACTGTTCGGCCGCTAGTAGTTTCAACCCAATGGGATAG